GTTGTATGGTGGATCTATATATACTAATTTCACCTTTCCTTCATAACATTTCAATAAGCTAGATAGGGCAATTAAATTATTTCCCTTTATAATAAGATTGTCTTTTTCATCAAAGGTAATATCCTCCTCTACATCTTCACTTGTGTACCTTTTAGCATTAGTGAAAACTTTGGGTTCAAGCATTCTAGTAACCTGATCACTCGCTATAGTTTCGTGATAAAAGATTTCTTCCCTTTTCTGATCCTCTTTATCTTGTCCCCCTTGCAAATAGCAGTCCTTGTAAGGGAAATCAAGAACCACATCATTTTTTTGAGATATAAAATTTCCGTCTGAAGTTAAGCCTATTTTATTAGAAAACCTAGTATAACTATCTGGTAAAAATTCCTTAGATTCAATAAGCCATGCAAATTTTTGTTTATCAAAAACAAGTGTCTCTTTTACTTTCGTAAAAAATTCCTCCTTGATTCTTTCATTACTTAACAAAAGGGATAGTAGCCCCTCATCCATCATCATTACATCTGTATAGACCTTAGCCTTTAACAGCTGATTATCTTCTGATAAATATTTGTCAACCCTTGATAGTATCTCTTGTACTAGTTCAAATATATTTTCCATGTTTATACTTCTCCTTGTATTGTTATTTTCCCATATTTATAGGGTTAATCCATTTCCGCACTTTCCCCACTTTCAATCCATTTATCTATTTCCGAAAGTTTGAATCTATATTGTTTCCCCACCCTATAATGAGGAATAACTTCTTTTCTGATCCAATTCCTTATAGTGTCTTTACTGACACCCAGATGTTCTGATACTTCTTCTAAGGTTGACCACTTTTCTATTATTTCCACTTATTATCACCTTTTCTTTTTATAATATATTTCCGCCTATAGATTACTAAAATATATCAAATAGACTGTCGCCTCTAGGTTTTAACCTGTTCTTTAAAGAGTTAAAGTATTTCCTTGCATTTTCATACTCAACTTTTAGTTTGAAATCACTTCCACTTAACGCTTCTAGTATTTCTTCATAATCTTCCTCATTTTCCAGTATATCTTCTATATCCATTTCGAATACCCAGCCCACTGTATCTGGGTCTCCGTATTCCCATTTATATTCATCACTTATATCTTCCACATTTAGTAGCACCTCACCATCTTCCTCATCCTCTACATACGCATATTCAACATCTACAAGTGAATCAATATGTGGCAATGTAGAGAAGTCATCTGTACCAGTAGTACTTATTTTTTCATTTACAATAAAGTTGAAAATATAAGAATTCGGAGTGTTAGTAACCCATTCATCGGTGTCCCCCTTTTCATATCTAATAGTAGGATACATTACCTCCAGGAATGTCCAATAGCCTCTCTCCGAATCACACTCCTCAAATAATTCTTCTAGATAAGGTATAAAAATATACTCGTCAACTTTTTCTGGAATCATATCATATAGCATACTAAATGTTTTATCTCCGTGCATTGAACGCCGTTTTTCAAAAAAATCACCTATAGTCTTAAGCGTTTTGTCCTTTTGCTTTGAAAAGTATAAGGCACAAAAATATTCTTGAAATGATCTATGAGTAAAGTGATATTTACCACTTTCTGAATACATAAGACACATATTCGAGCATAAGTCGTATAGAAAATCCTCTGGGCTAGTCTTAAAATCATCTATCTTTTTTCTTTCATTTAAATCTTCATAATACTTATCAAATTCAAGTTTATTAAGTTCAAACTTCTCATCATAATATGACCTTGAGCAAAGTTCTGCAAAATAATCTGCAAACCTCTCCGCATTCATCCCACTCTTTAGAACTCGCCTATATGCTCCTTTGCTTGCATCATGTTTAATAGATAAGGCGGAATATGCCTCCCGATAGAACACGTGCATTTTTGACGGCACTTCAGCAAATTGTTCAAATGTCATTAGCATTATTGTTAATAAAAGGGGGTTTTGAGTAAATTCCCTATGAGACCAGTATAGCTTTGTCTTTAATTCTCTAAGAAATTTTTCTTTAATTAAAGGTTCGTCTATCCTAAATTCAAGTTTTTCTATTAAATCAATAGCCTGCTCCCTAGAAAAAGGTTCTAATCTTAAAACTGTAAATCTTGAATACGAGACAAAACTTTGATACGGCCTAGAAGATATTACATACATATTATCAGGAAATTTATCCGTGAATATTTCTAATTCAAGTTCAAAACTACTTGCATAATTAGAACTCACTTCATCCAGCCCATCAAATAATAGTTGACATTTGCCTCCTTTTAAAAGTGTTTCAAATGCATCCCTTGAAACGCTCTCATCTATGCTGGCTAGTTTCATATAAACATAGTCAAGTAAATCTGATACAGAGTCATCATAATCTTTTAATGGTATAAAAACAGGAATTTCACCAGTGCCTTCATATCTGTTGAATGAATCTAATAATAAGTGACGCATCATCATTGATTTACCAAGACCACCTGTCCCAGTAAGAATTATGAACCTAGAAAAGTTTGAAAGCTTATCAATGGTAGCATCTTTTATTTTTTCATATTTATGAGTTCTTCTGTACCTGCCCTGTACAGGAATACGCCTTTCTATATCGTTACAGATATAGAAGTCATAAAACTTCCTTGGTTGCTCGCTGTATAAAAGAGTTTTTATTGTACTATATTTTTCTTTTGCCTTAGTAAGATAATCATTTAGACAAATATTGGTTTTAGGCTTAGTCACTTCAATATCTTTATCTCTGATTTCAAAAGCAATTAACCAGCTACTTTCCCTAAACCCTAATACAAATTCTTCATCAACTTCCCCTACATATTGTTTTCCAATAGTATTTTTAACAGACACCACAGTATACAAAAATAGACCTGCAAGAAACTCTGCAAAATCAAAGTTTGTTAGTAAATTTATTTCATCCTTACTCTTACCTAGATATTTTTCAAAACTTTTCTTATTGTCTTTATCTAATTCAACATCTCTTTTTATTATGTCCTTTAATGCGAGCACAGCAAGTGCCTTTTTATCTTCATTTATTAAAGGCACAACTTTCTCCTGAAATTTTGAAGTTAAATCCCCAGTATCAAGCTTTAATGCTAATTGTGTAACATTACTTAAGTTTTCTCCAACTTTTTGATATGCTCCGCTACCCCCATCTACTTTCCCAGAAGATAGGTTTCCTTCGCAACTAAATAATCTAGATACTGCCGTAGCACTACCTTGCTCTATATATTTGCAATTCGGATCTATCGTTCTCGTCATTGAACTTACTAACTGTCTATCAGTTACCGTTTCTTGTTTACATATCCTTAATACTTTAGCAAATGTCCCAAAACATAATCTCATCCCTTATCCCCCTTATGTAAATGAAAAGTAAACCTTTGTAATAGTTGAGTAATTCTCAGTCTATTTCGAAGCAATATCGAAAAGTTGCATGCTGATGTTAGGAATTCTAACATCAGCTTTTTTGTTGTTTATTTTAAAAGCAAATCATATCAATTCCTACTTATTCATTCTATCACGCAGTTTATAGTTTGTCAATTTGGGGAGGTGAAAACGGAGTTTTTTAAGGCAATTTGTAAGTGGAATCAAGAAAATTTGAAAACCAAAGGAGTCAATAATATGAAAAATTTTAAAAAGATAAGGTATCAGAAATATTATGTTACAGATGAAAACGGCAAACACACACAAGTATCTAGAGAGGTTTGTCTTGCACAACCTGAATCTCCCACCAAGGACAACCCCTATAAACAAAGATGGTATTACGATATTGAGGCTGGCTATATTGTAAGGCTTGCTAGAACAAAAGCTAATGAGGATATTCATAGATTTAATGGAACTTCCATAAAAAAAGAGGAACGTTATAGGGACAATAAATTCTCCTGCATTTGGAAAGGAAAAAAAACAGCCAAATGTGACCAAGATTGTAATCGCTGTAATAGAAAAAACACCAGTAGAACCGTTGAACTAGATAAAACTTGGACAAATGATGACAGTGATACCAATAGCCTATTTACCCCCACAGATGAAACTCAGAATATCCTAGAAGATTTAGAAGACAAGGAATTAATGACAGCTATACTTCAAGCCTATGGACAACTACCCTTTGAAGATAAATTGCTTTTTAACTGCCTTATAGAAAAGAAGGCTAAAAAAGATATAGCTCATCTCCTAGGACTTAAATCCGTTGATGGAGTTAGATATAGGGAGCTTGAACTGCGTAAAAAGTTACTGAAAAATAAGGATTTAAAAAACATTTTAAGAAAATAGCAAATTTCTCTACGGATTTCTCTTCTAGTTGTCCTCTAGAGATTGTAGGGCAGAAAAAATTATGAAAGGAGCAAATCAATATGGGTAAAATGAATGAATTATCTCAAACCGTTGATGAACTTAGAACTGCTGCTAACCTTCTTCTATCTGTAGCTGATTCTCTTCTAGACTTATTTGCTGGCACTGGTGGGACTTCAAGTGAGCCCAAAGAAACCAAAAAGCAGGCACCAGTAAAAGAAGAAAAGCTCACCTTAGAATCAGTTAGGGCTGTTCTAGCAGAAAAATCTCGTAGTGGCTATACAGATGAAATCAGGGCTTTATTAGAAAAGCATGGTGCTAATAAGCTAAGTGAAATCGAACCTAAGAAGTATAAGAAACTACTAGAGGAAGTGAAGGTATTAGGAAATGGGTAAGCATGCCCTCCTCTCTCCCTCTTCTAGTTCCCGCTGGTTGTCCTGCCCCCCGTCTTTGCAACTTGGCCAGCAATACGAAGATACAACAAGTCCTTATGCAGAAGAGGGAACTGAGGCTCATGCCCTGGGAGAGTACAAATTAAAAAAGCTTTTAGGTATAAAGGCCAAGGATCCTACTTCAAATCTTCAGTATTACAACGAGGAAATGGAGGAATGTGCAGAAGGCTATGCCACCTATATTCTAGAACTTTTTGAAGAGGCAAAAACAATATGCCCAGACCCTATAATCCTCATTGAGGAAAAGCTAGATATCTCAAAGTATGCTGATGGGTCCTTCGGAACAGGGGACTGTATTATTGTTTCAGACAGCACCCTCCATGTAGTGGACTATAAGCATGGGACTGGAATTTTAGTTGATGCTTATGATAATAGCCAGATGAAAATATACGGGCTTGGAGGATTAGAACTCTTTGATGGCATCTATGATATTGACACTGTATCCATGACCGTCTATCAGCCTAGGAGAAATAATATCAGCACCTTCACCCTCTCTAAAGATGAACTTTACAAATGGGCTAATGAAACTTTAAGACCTACTGCAAAGTTAGCACTTGAGGGAAAAGGCGAGTTTAAATGTGGTGACTGGTGTACCTTCTGCAAGGTAAAACACGAATGCCGAGCTAGGGCAGATTATAATCTAGAACTAGCAAAATATGATTTTCAACTACCACCCCTACTGGAAGATGAAGACATTGAAGAAATACTTTCTAAAATCGATGGGCTTGTATCCTGGGCATCAAATATTAAAGATTATGCCCTAACTGCTGCCCTTCAAGGGAAAGCATGGCAGGGATTTAAGCTAGTCGAAGGAAGAAGTAACAGACGCTATGTAAACGAAGAAGAAGTTATTAATGTAGTAGAAACCAATGGCTACGATCCTTATGTTCAAAAGATTAAAGGAATAACAGACATGGAGAAAACTTTAGGCAAAGCTAGATTTTCAGAGCTTCTATCGGATTTGGTTGAAAAACCAAAAGGTAAACCTACTCTCGTTCCTGAGAGTGACAAACGACCAGCTATTAACACAGCTGTAGATGATTTTAAATAAATTTTAGGAGGAAAATTCTATGAGTAAAAATACAAATCCAATGAAGGTTATAACAGGTCCAGAAACAAGATGGTCTTATGCAAATGTGTGGGAAGCCAAATCTATAAATGGTGGTACACCTAAGTTTTCAGTATCACTTATTATTCCAAAGTCAGATACTAGAACTTTAGACAAAATTAAAGCTGCAATTGAAGCCGCTTATAAAGAAGGCGAAGCTAAACTAAAAGGTAACGGTAGAAGTGTTCCTGCTCTTTCTGCTATTAAAACTCCTCTTAGGGATGGAGATTTAGAAAGGCCAGATGATGAAGCTTATGCAGATTCTTATTTTGTTAATGCCAATTCAGCAACTGCTCCAGGTGTTGTAGATGCAAACCTTGACCCCATTATTGAACGTTCAGAAGTCTATAGTGGTGTCTATGGCAGAGCCAGCATCAACTTCTATGCCTTCAATAGCAATGGAAATAAGGGAATTGCCTGTGGCCTGAATAACCTACAGAAAATAAAAGACGGGGAATCTCTAGGAGGTAAATCTAGAGCTGAGGATGATTTTGCTACAAGCGTGGATGATGATTTCCTTTCATAAAAACTATGGGCAGCAGGTATATCCTAGCTGCCCTATTTCTTGTAAGGAAAGGAGAATTCAATGAAAACATTAGAAATTGATATAGAAACTTTTTCATCCATAAATCTTACTAAGGCTGGAGTTTATAAGTACAGCCAATCAGAAGATTTTGAAGTTATGCTCTTTGCTTATTCTATAAATGGAGGTCAGGTAGAAGTTATTGATCTAGCTTTAGATGATGAATTGCCTGAAGAGGTACTTCATGCCCTTACTGATAAGAAAGTTACTAAGTGGGCCTTCAATTCAAACTTTGAAAGAATCTGTCTCTCTCGATTTTTAGGATTTCCTACTGGTAAATATCTAGACCCTTCTTCTTGGAAATGTTCTATGGTTTGGTCTGCCTATATGGGGCTACCCCTTTCACTTGAAGGTGTAGGTTCAGTTCTTGGGCTTGAAAAACAAAAACTAAAGGAAGGCAAAGATTTAATTAGGTATTTTTGTACTCCCTGTAAACCTACTAAAGCTAATGGTAAAAGAATAAGAAACTACCCCTGCCATGACCTAGATAAGTGGTCTAGCTTCAAAGAATATAACAAACGAGATGTGGAAACTGAACTTGAGATACAAAGGAAACTGTCAAACTTTCCTGTTCCAGATACTATCTGGCAAGAATATCATTTAGATCAGGAGATAAATGATAGGGGTGTTCTCCTTGATTTAGAATTTATTAAAAACGCTATCCATATAGATGACCACTTTCGTGGAAACTTAATGGGAGAATTAAAAGCTATTACTGAACTTGAAAACCCTAATTCTGTCCATCAACTAAGGGCTTGGCTTTTAGATAAAGGGCTAGAGACAGATAGTTTAGGAAAAAGTGTAGTTTCTGAATTACTAGAAACTGCTGATGATAATATTGGAAAGGTTCTAACACTCAGACAGCAAATTGCTAAATCATCCATTAGAAAGTATCAAACTATGGAAAATGCAATAGGATCTGATAACCGTGCTAGAGGGATGTTCCAATTTTATGGTGCTAATAGAACTGGCCGATTTGCAGGCAGGATCCTTCAGCCACAGAATCTACCAAGAAATAATATGCCTGACCTAGCAGAGGCTAGAGATTTAGTTTTGGGAAAAGATATCCAGGCTTTAGATATGCTCTATGATTCTGTTCCAGAAGTTTTATCCGAGCTTATCCGCACATCTTTTATCCCAAAAGCTAATCACAAATTTATAGTAGCTGACTTCTCTTCTATTGAAAGAGTTGTACTGGCTTGGCTTGCAGATGAAAACTGGGTCCTGGAAGCTTATAACAGAAAGGAAGATTTATACACAGCTACTGCTAGTCACATGTTTGATGTTCCTATTGAAAATATAGATAAAAGAGGTCCTCTAAGACAAAAAGGAAAGGTTGCAGATTTAGCCTGTGGTTATGGTGGCTCAGTTGGTGCTCTTAAAGCTATGGGAGCTCTTGATATGGGTCTCACTGAAGAAGAGTTAAAACCTCTTGTTGATTCTTGGAGATCAGCAAATCCTAACATTGTCGATTTTTGGTGGTCAGTTGATAGGGCTGCAATGAAGGCAGTCATGGAAAGAACCAGTACTTCTACTCATGGTATAGATTTTACTTATCAAAGTGGAATGCTTTTTATTAACCTTCCTTCTGGCCGTAAGCTCTCTTATGTAAAGCCTAAGATGGGACTTAATCAATTTGGATCTCCCTGTGTTACCTATGACGGTTTAGGGACCGCAAAAAAATGGGAAAGGATAAATTCTTATGGTCCAAAGTTTGTAGAGAATATAGTCCAGGCCCTAAGTCGTGATCTTCTTATGTTTTCTATGGAAAATTTAAAGCATCTTTCTATTGTTATGCATATCCACGATGAGATTGTAATTGAAGCTGAAAAACACATGACGGTTGAGGAAGTATGCAAGATTATGAGTAAGTCTCCCCCTTGGGCAGGAAGCTTAAAACTTAGAGCTGATGGCTTTGATGGAAACTTTTATAAAAAAGATTAAAAAACACTACGGATTTTGGCAGGTGTTGTCCTTTAGATAGTGAGGGCAGTACCTGCCTATTAAATTTTGGAGGTGTTTTTTATGTTTTATGTAAAGGAAAAAGTTACTCCTAACCTTGATGTAACTGTAGAAATTCATGATAATAACGTCTTTTGTACTTGTCCTGAATGTGGCTGTGAAGTTGAAATAGATCTTGGCCAGCTTTTCAGTGATGGTGAAGGTGACCTTTATGGGACATCTGTATTTTGTCGTGATTGTAGTAAGGCTAAATTAGAAGCTCTAATAAAGTAAAGGAGGTAGTTTAGATGAAACTTGAAGTTTATAAAAATGCAGAGTTCGGTTCTATCCGCACTGCTCTTATTGATGAACAAATCTATTTTGTTGGAAAAGACGTAGCTGAAAGTCTAGGCTACTCCAATACAAAAGATGCTCTTTTAACCCATGTTGATAAGGAAGATAAGACATTACTTCAAAGGTCGGAAAACACGACCTTTGATATTCCAAACAGGGGCCTAACAATAATTAATGAATCTGGCCTATATAGTCTTATTCTTTCTAGTAAAATGCCAAAGGCTAAAGAATTTAAACGTTGGGTAACCAGCGAAGTCCTCCCTTCTATCCGTAAACACGGTTTATATGCAACGGATCAACTTCTTAATAATCCTGACCTAGCCATCGCTGCTTTTACAGCTCTCAAGGAAGAAAGAGAAAAAAGGAAAGAACTGGAGGCTAGAGTTGCTATTCAAAATCAGCAAATTGTAGAGATGAAACCTAAAGCTTCCTACTATGATCTAGTTCTTCAATGTAAGGACTTAGTGGCGATTTCTGTGATAGCCAAAGATTATGGCTGGAGTGCAAAAAGAATGAACCGCCACCTAAAAGATAAAGGGGTTCAATTCAGGCAAGGTTCTATCTGGCTTTTATATCAAAAGTATGCGGAACAAGGATATACAAGTACAAAAACTCATTCTTATAAAGGAAAAGATGGTTCCGACCACACAAGACCGCACACCTACTGGACACAAAAAGGCAGGCTCTTTATCTATAGTCTTTTAAAGGTGGATGGCATTTTACCAACTATTGAGAAGGAGGATGCCTAATGACAATAAGTAAATTCAATGCTGAGGGATATTACGATCCAACTCCCTATAAAGCTTTAAAGAAAAAATATATGCCTCTAGTTTATATAGCTTCTCCTTTCTCTGGTGATGTTGAAATCAATGTTGAAAGAACTAAGAGATATTGTAGGTTTGCTATTAATAAAGGCTTTATACCCCTAGCTCCTCATCTTCATTATCCAAGATTTCTAGATGATGAAGATACCCAGGAAAGAGAACTAGGCCTTCACATTGCCTTAATACTACTTGGAAAGTGCGAAGAGCTCTGGGTCTTTGGAAAAATCTCTCAAGGCATGGTTGATGAAATTGCTAAAGCTGAAAGAAGAAATATGCCTATAAAATATTTTAATACTTCTTGTGAGGAGGTGCCTAAATGATTAGCTTTACTCTTTATGTATCAAGCACTTTAGGCAATCTCTCAAACTGTCTATATCCTAGGAAGGTTTTAATAAGAGATGAAACTTCAATGCTTGATGCCATTAAATATGACCATGTATCAGCAGAGTTTAAAAACAACTATAGGAGCTCCGCAAATTTCATAAAAGCAGATAATGCTGTCCTTGATTGTGATAATGATCATTCTGAAGATCCAAATGAATGGGTTGATGTAGATGACGTAGCTAATACCTTTCAAGATATCCCTTTTATAGCTGCCTACAGTAGAAATCATATGAAGCAAAAGGGAAATAAGAGTCCTAGACCAAGGTTTCATATTTACTTCATGATTGAAGAAATAAAAGACTCAAATAAATATGCAGAAATTAAACAAAAAATAGCTGCTGCCTTTCCCTTCTTTGATAATAATGCTCTTGATAGTGCCAGGTTTATTTTTGGAACAGGCACTCCCAAGATAAAAATCTTTGATGGTAATAGGAGCCTAGAAGATTTCCTAGCTGCTGCAAGCTTTGAAGACTGGGATAATGCCAGTGGAGAGATTGAAGAAGGATCAAGAAATACAACCATGTCCAGATATGCAGGAAAGGTTATAGTCCGCCTAGGTAATACTGACCAAGCCCATGCTCTCTTTTTAAAAGAAGCAGATAAATGTAACCCTCCTTTGGATCAGGAAGAACTAGATCTTATTTGGAATAGTGCTGTTGCTTTTGGAAAAAGAGTATCCTCTCAAGAGGATTACATTTCACCAGAAGATTATGATGGTGAAGTGCTTTTAAAGCCTAACGATTTTTCAGATGTTGGCCAGGCTATTGTCTTATCTAATGAATATAAAGAGGTTCTTAGATACTCTCCTGCTACTGACTTTCTAGTTTATAACGGAAGTTACTGGGAGGAATCAAAGCCAAAAGCTCAAGCTGTGGCCCAAGAACTTACTGCTAGGCAACTTAAGGAAGCAGAAATAGAATTAAACAATTCTTTAAACCAAATGTCTGATAGCGGTGCTTTAGACATGGTTATGGAAAAAGGGCCCAAAAAGGCAGCTAAGGACTTTGAAGAAAATCAAGATGAAGCCTTTAAAAGATATGAAGCAGCTATGGTTTATAAGAAGTATGTAATAACTAGAAGAGATTCAAAGAAGATTTCATCGGCTTTAAAAGAGGCCCAGCCAATGCTTGAAATTTTACCTAAGGATCTCGATGTTGATGGTTTCCTATTAAATACACCTACTGCCACCTTTGACCTTAAAGAAGGCCTTAATTCAAAATCTGAACCTAGCTACTCTCATTTTATAACTAAACAAACTGCTGCCACTCCCAGTGATAAAGGTATGGACAAGTGGCTTGAGGCTTTAGATGTTTTTTTCTTAAAGGATCAGGAGTTAATTGAATATGTCCAAAGGATAGTGGGTCTTGCTGCCATTGGAAAAGTTTATGTTGAAGCTTTAATCATAGCCTACGGTGAAGGCCGTAATGGTAAATCTACTTTCTGGAACGCCATCGCCAGGGTTCTAGGGTCCTATAGTGGCAGTATTTCAGCCGACATTTTAACAGTTGGTTGCAGAAGAAATGTTAAACCTGAGTTGGCTGAAGCCAAAGGCAAAAGACTTCTTATTGCTGCAGAGCTTGAGGAAGGAATGAGACTTAATACTTCAAATATCAAACAGCTTTGTTCCACTGATGAGATTACTGCTGAAAAAAAATACAAGGATCCATTTAAATATATACCAACCCATACCCTAGTCCTTTATACTAACCATCTTCCAAAGGTGGGTGCCATTGATGATGGAACTTGGAGAAGGTTAATTGTTATACCTTTTGAAGCCAAAATACAAGAAAACAATGACATCAAAAATTATACTGATTTTCTTATAAAGAATTCAGGCGGAGCAATCCTAAGCTGGATTATTGAGGGTGCTAAAAAAATCATAGATGACGGCTACAAACTTAATACACCTAAAAAGGTCCAGGATGCCATTGATTTATATAAGGAAAATAATAACTGGCTCCAACATTTTCTAGAAGAATGCTGTGAGATTGATTCTTCCTATACTGAAAAATCAGGAAAAGTCTATGACGAGTACCGAGCCTTCTGTCTTAGGATGGGTGAGTTTACTAGATCAACTACTGATTTCTATACAGCTCTTGAATCAGAAAACTTTGAAAGAAGAAGAACCAATAAAGGCGTAATGGTTAGAGGTTTAAGACTAAAATCAGAATTCCTATAAGCTATTTTTAATAAAAAGTGTAGGTCAGTGAACCTCTCTATTCAAACTTTTTCATATAGAAGAAAATATAAATTTAATAATATATATAAGTTATATAGACAAGCTACACAGACCTACACTCCCCCCACAAAACACTGATGAAATAAGGACTTTAAAATAAAAAGGTGATAACTATGTACGAGAAAACACTGGAACAAAAACTTGTAAATGAAACAAAAAATAATAAAGGCCTTTGCTTCAAGTTATCCTGTCCTGGTTTTGCAGGAATGCCTGATAGGCTTCTACTCTTTCCAGAGGGAAGGCTTGCCTTCGTTGAGGTAAAAAGAAGAGGCCAAGTACCAAGACCGCTTCAATTATCTAGACATAGACTTTTAAAAAAGCTAGGATTTAAGGTTTTTGTCTTAGATGATAAAGAACAGATAAAAGAAATAATTGAAAATACCTTAGGAGGTGATGCCAGATGAAGTTCATACCTCATGAATATCAAAACTATGCTTCTAGCTATATAGAAGAAAAACCAGTATCAGCTATATTCTTGGATATGGGCTTAGGTTAGGTAAGACAGTCTTAACACTTACAGCCCTAAACAATTTATTATTCGATAGTTTTGAAGCCCATAAAATCTTAGTCATAGCTCCCTTAAGAGTAGCTAGAGATACTTGGCCTTCTGAGCTTGAAAAATGGAATCATCTAAAAGATTTGAAATATTCAGTGGCAATAGGAAGTGAAAAAATAAGGAAAGAAGCTCTAAGAGAAAAAGCTGATATATACATCATAAACCGTGAAAATGTTAAATGGCTTATTGAAGATAGCTCCCTTCCCTTCGATTTTGACACTGTAATCATTGATGAACTCTCTTCTTTTAAAAACCATAAGGCGAAAAGATTCAGAGCTCTTATGAAAGTCAGGCCAAAAGTCAAAAGAATGGTTGGACTTACTGGAACCCCTGCTTCTAATGGACTTATGGATTTATGGGCAGAGTTTAGACTTCTAGATATGGGCCAGAGGCTTGGAAGATTTATAGGCAGATACAGGGATGAGTATTTTCTACCCGATAAAAGAAATCAACAAATTATATTTACCTATAAGCCAAAACCAGGAGCTGAACAAGCTATTTACAAGAAAATATCCGATATAACCATCAGCATGAAAGGTACCGATTATCTTAAACTTCCAGAACTCACTTTAAACGAAGTTGATGTTAAATTAGCTGATAAAGATATTCAAAGCTTGGATGAAATGAAGAAAGATTTAATTGCCACTATAGGTGAAGAAGAAATAACCGCAGCTAATGCTGCTGCCCTCTCTGGCAAACTTCTTCAAATGGCAAATGGAGCTGTTTATGGAGATGAGAAAAATGTAATCCATATCCACGACAAAAAGCTAGACGCTTTGGAAGATTTAATAGAAGCTGCCAATGGTAAACCCGTTCTAATAGCCTACTGGTTTAATCATGACTATCAAAGAATTATTAATCGCTTTGATGTTAGAGAAATTAAAACATCTGATGATATTAAGGCCTGGAACCAAGGAGAGATTCCTATTGCTATTATCCACCCAGCTTCCGCTGGACATGGACTCAATTTACAGGCTGGTGGCTCCACCCTTATCTGGTTTTCCCTTACTTGGTCATTAGAACTTTACCAACAGACCAATGCCAGGCTTTGGAGACAAGGACAAGAACACCCTGTTATTATCCATCATCTGATAGCAAAAGACACCATTGATAAAAGAGTAATGCAGGCACTTAAAAATAAAGACACAACACAGACAGCTTTAATTGATGCAGTTAAAGCAGATTTAAATAAAGGAGGTTTACCTTATGACAGTTAAAGAATTTCTAAACCAAGCCTACAGGCTGGACCAAAGAATACAAAGTAAGATAGAGCAGCTTGATTCACTTAATGCCTTGGCCACAAAAGCTACCTCTACTCTCTCCCATATGCCAAAGAACCCTAACAAGGCTACCTCAACTATGGAAAATACCATTTGTAAGATTATTGATCTTCAACATGAAATCAATGAAGATATTGATAGGTTGGTTGATTTAAAGACTGAAATTGTAGCAGCCGTTAAGAGTGTAGAAAATAGAGAGTATCAAACCTTACTTGAAAAAAGATACCTCTGCTTTGAAACCTGGGAACAGATAGCTGTTGATATGCACTACAGCCTTAGGTGGATTCATATATTACATGGTAAAGCCTTAAATGATTTAGGTAAGCTATTAGATTAAAAGCTTTTAAAAGTGTGCACACTAATTCACTACTTTTCAAAACTTTCCTATGATACTATTAAGATAGCAAAATTTATTTAGAGCCTTCACAGAAATTCTGTGGAGGTTTTTTTATGCCTAAA